CTGATGATACGGCATACGAACCTTCTATAGAACTAATTGATCCTATAGATATAACTCCAAGCGCTAACCTTGGAGTAAAATCTATGCTGGATGCTTTTGGTTTTGAGAATCAATCCCCAACTAGCCAACAAGAAGTAGACGCTTTAATGGATGATGTTCTTGGTATGCAATTTGAGGATGGGATTAATTTTGATCCAGACGATATGAGCATGGCTATAGCAAGCACAGGAGGTTTTGAGTCTGCATTTGGTCCCGGATTTCAAGGTATATCTCCAGAGGTTGATTTTGGCCCAAGTTTCGATACTGGAGCAGTATCAGAAGCCGGTGGTGGAGAACTACAGGAAGCCCTAGCCCAGAGAGCCGCAGAGACTATTATCGCACAACAGGCGGCAAGACAGGTAACACCACAATCGAATAAGGTTACTATTCCTACATCCAGTGGACCTGATATCGTTATTGACGTTACACCTCCCGCACCACAAACAAGCGTGGCTCCGCACAGGAGAACAGCACCTCCACCATCTCCGGTAAAGATTGCGGCTAAATCTATTGCCAAACCAAAAGCATTTAAAGCGCTTCCTAAGTTTGCACAGGAAAAAATCAGACAAGGTAAAGTACCGACTACCGGTTCAGATGCCGTACAAGATATGGTAAGGGCATTTCTTGCTCCCGCTCCTAAACCAATAGATTATTCCAACCCAGATATGAGAGGCGGCAAATGACAGAAAAACAGGACAAGTTCATAGAAACATACGTCCTTACTGGTAACGCCACTAAAGCGGCTATCGCGGCTGGGTATTCTGAAAAGACTGCTACCATCAAAGGTTCTCAACTTAAATCTCAACTACACAGTGAGATACAGAGAGAAGTCCAGAAGATAATCGCAGACAAGATTCCGGCCAGCCTCAAGTGGTTGACCGACCTTGCTGAAAGTGCTGAGTCTGAATCTGTCAGATTAGGAGCAATTAAAGATATCCTTGACCGCGCTGGACTTAAACCAGTAGACAAGGTAGAAACCACCAACATCGACCAAATGAGTAAAGAAGAGATCATTCGGGAGTTAGAGGCACTTGAAAGGCTTAAGCACTGAACAGTACCGTAAAGAGTTAGAATTAAAACAGGCTCTCAGGAGCATTGTACGCTTCTCTCGCATTGACGAGTACGACCCTTACCCATACCAGCAGAAGTTCCATAAAACAGGCTCAGAGGCCAACCAGAGGCTTCTGATGGCGGCTAACCGTATCGGGAAGTCTTATTCCGGCGCGGCAGAGATGAGTTACCATCTAACAGGTCTATATCCTGACTGGTGGGAAGGCAGACGGTACGATAAACCCATCACCGCTTGGGCCGGTGGGGTTTCAAACGAAACAACGAGAGACATTGTACAATACGAACTATTGGGTTCCCCAGATGATCCTGATGCGTTTGGGTCCGGTGCGATACCTAAAAGTAAAATTATAAAAACGGAACGTAAACCGGGTGTACCCAACGCAAAAAGTGTTGCTCTTATACAACACGTTACGGGTGGGAACTCTTCTTTACACTTTAAAGCCTATGAAATGGGTGTTGACAAGTGGCAGGGACGTAGTGTAGACTGTATATGGCTTGACGAGGAACCCTCCAGAGAGTTATATTCACAGGCTGTAACCCGAACACTGGACCGTAAAGGCATGGTTTACATGACATTTACACCAGAATCGGGCATGACTGAGACTGTTGCATCGTTTATGAACAATCTACAGCCCGGTCAATCCTTGACAAACGCCACTTGGGATGATGCTTCAGAGGCAATTACCTCCATGAAAGGTAACAAAGGCCATCTAAATGAAGCCGTTATGACCCAAATTCTCTCCAGTTACTCCCCACATGAGAGAGAAATGAGGCGATATGGCCGTCCCAGCATTGGTTCCGGCCTTGTTTTCCCGGTACAGGAAGACAAAATAATGACTGATCCTATCCAAATTGAGGATCATTGGGCGAAAATTGCAGGTATTGACTTCGGTTGGGATCATCCTACCGCTGTAGTGTGGGCGGCTTGGGATAAAGACAACGACGAAATATATATCTACGATTGTTACCGACAATCCAAAGCATCACCGTCAGTACACGCCGCATCCATCAGGACACGCTCTGAGAGCGTCCCTATCGCGTATCCTCACGATGGCAATAGGAGAGATAGCATGGGAAATCCGGGTCTTGCAGACCAATACAGGAGCCTTGGGTGCAATATGATGTTGGAACATTTTACCAATCCTCCAGCCCTCGGACAAAACAAAGGCGGTAATTCCGTAGAAGAAGGTCTGATGGATATGTTGCAGTATATGGAAGATGGGAGATTCCATGTATTCAACACATTAACAGATTGGTTTGAAGAATTTAGAATGTACCACAGAAAGGGCGGTAAAGTAGTTCCGTTCAAAGACGATTTAATGAGCGCGACACGGTACGCAGTATTATCACGACGATTCGCTGTTTCTGGCAGTGATCCAACTTGGACAAACGATATAGAATATAAACAATATGGCATCATCTAAAGTAACAGACGAAGAACTATTAGCCAGAGTTCAGGGAGAAATCACTGACTCTCTAGGCTATAATGACACTGTATCCAAGCAGAGAGAATCTGCTATGGATTACTACTATGCACTTCCATTTGGTAATGAGGTAGAAGGCAGGAGTCAGTACGTTGATTCTTCTGTTATGGATACTATTGAATGGATTAAACCGTCACTGATGAGAGTGTTCGCCAGTGGCGATGAAATGGTTACATTTGAGCCTCATGGACCAGAAGATGTAGAGTCGGCAGAACAGGCCACCGATTACATCAACCATATCTTTACAAAAGATAACAACGGTTGGGAAATCCTCTACACTTGGTTCACTGATGCTCTTTTACAAAAGAACGGCATCGTTAAAGTATGGTGGGATGACTACGAAGACTGGAACCGTGAAGAATATAACGGTCTTGACGAGCAGGAATTCAACTTACTTATAATGTCGCCAGACATTGAGGTTATGGAACACACTCCATACGTTGATGATTATGGCGCGAAACACGATGTTGTTATTAAAAGAACCTCATATACAGGTCGGGTAAAGATCGAAAACGTACCACCTGATGAGTTTCTTATTAGCCGTGAGGCTAAAGATATTCAGGACGCTAGGTTTGTTTGCCATCGTGTCAGAAAAACTTTGTCAGAGTTACGCCTTATGTATCCTGATGAAGACCTCGACCCTAGAGAAATGGGCGGTGGTGATGACGATATGGCGGCTTTCTCTTCTGAAAGACTTAGCCGTTACGAGTTTGACGATTCTGCTAACTACTTTGAAGGCTGGGGTTCTCAGTCTGATAGCGAAGAAGCCCTAAGAACTTACTGGTTGCATGAGTCATTCCTTAAAACAGACTACGATGGCGATGGTATTGCCGAATTAAGAAAGGTATGTTCGGTAGGCAGTAAGATTCTTGCTAACGATCCTATAGACAAGATTCCGTTTGTTAGTATTACTCCGGTAAAGATTCCTCATAAGTTCTTTGGTTTGTCTATTGCAGACCTTATCATGGACTTACAACTCATTAAGAGTACGTTGATGCGGAATCTCATGGACAATATGTACAACCAGAACTTTGGTCGGTACGCAGTCCTTGAAGGTCAAGCGAATCTGGATGATTTGCTATCCCAACGTCCGGGCGGTGTGGTGCGAGTTAAGTCACCCAACGCTATCATGCCGTTGGCAACTCCGCAACTTGAGCCTTCCTCATTCCAGATGTTAGGTTATCTTGACCAACAGAGAGAGTCACGATCAGGTGTAAACAAATACAGCCAAGGTCTTAACGACAATGCGCTAACCTCTCACACTACGGCTACCGCAGTAAACGCTACAATGACAGCCGCTCAATCTAGAGTAGAGTTAATAGCGCGATGCTTTGCCGAAACTGGTGTAAGAGATTTGATGCGTTGTATTTACGAACTTATACTTAAAAACCAAGATAAAGAACGTGTAGTTAAACTACGCAACAAGTGGGTTCCTGTCCGTCCTGATATGTGGCGTGACAAAATGGACTGCACAGTTGCCGTAGGTATTGGTAACGGTAATCGTGACCAACAGTTGATGCACCTGACTACAATGTTACAGTTTGCTGGCGATGCAATGCGCGGTGGACTTAACATTGTTAACGAAAAAAACCTGTACAACATGGGAGCCGCGCTTGTAAAAAACATGGGCTTCCAGAATGTCGATGACTTCCTGACTAACCCGGATATGGTTCCTCCACAACCTGATCCAGCAGAGCAGGAAAAGCAGATGGAGATGCAGGTTAAACAACAGGAACTGCAAATTAAGGCGGCTGACCTACAGTTGAAACAACAGAAACTTCAGCAGGAAGCGGCTGAATCTGCTGTAGAAGCGCAACTAAAAGCGGCTGAACTACAACTTGAAGCAGAACAGAAAAGACCCATTGCTATAGGATAAATATGAGTAACGAACTAAGAGAGGAACACGCTAGACGCCTCCTTTCAGATAAGTTGTTCAACGAAGCGTTTGAAACGCTAGAAAAAAATTTACTGAACTCTTGGCATTCTTCGGGAGTCAGTGAACTAGAGGCCAGAGAACAAATCTGGTTGTCATTAAGACTCCTTGAACGGATACGTCTACATCTAACCTCCATTGTGGAAACAGGAGATATGGCGAAGAAACTTAAGGAATACCACATATAGGAGATTATTATGGTGGATACGCAAGAAGCCCCACAAATAGCAGGTGAACTACCGCAATCATCGGGTAGTATATCTGAAGCCCAAGATGCAATACTCGGGCTCATGGACTCGCTAGAGGAACCGGAAGAGCAAGAGGAAGCATCGCCGTCTGAAGAAGTAACTGAAGACGCTTTAGAGGAAACAACTGATGAAATTGAAGAAGAGGTTGAAGAAGCCGAAGACGAAATTTCTGAGGATGATGAATCTGAAGAATCCGATGAAGAAGAAGTTGAAGACGACTCAGAAGAGACAACTCTCTATACTGTAACAGTAGACGGAGAGGAACTTGAAGTCACGGAAGAAGAACTCGTCAAAGGCTACTCCCGACAAGCGGATTATACAAGGAAAACTCAGCAACTTGCAGAATATCGAAAGCAGATAGATCAGGTAGTAGAAAACTACAAGAACGAAACTGCTCAGACTCAGCAAGCAAGAGATCAGTACGTTAGTGCTGTCGCACAAGCAATCGAAACTAACTATTCACATTTAGCGCAATTCCAGAATGTTGATTGGGAAAGGCTTAAGATGGAAGATAGAGAGGAATATTTGACTAAGCGTGATGAATATCGTCAGGCTCAAGATCAGATTCAGTCTTTACAACAGTCTCAAGAGAAAGCCCAGCAGGAAGCGCAAGTAGAGGCTCAAAAAGAACATCAACGCATTGTTCAGGAAGAGCATCAAAAAATGGTAAAACTTATCCCGCAATGGGCAGAAGACGATAAACGGCAGGCAATGGCTAAAGCCGTATCGGAATTCGCTCTAAGCAAGGGATATACACAAGAAGAGTTAAGTCAACTTGTCGATCACAGATCAATCATTGTTCTGATGCAAGCCAAAGCATATGAAGATATGCAAAAGAAACAAAACACTGTAAGGTCTAAGAAAGTTAAAAACAAACCTAAAGTGGTTCGTGGAAAGGCTAAAACAGAAAAGGTTGATGCTGACAAAGTAAAGCGTGCTAAACAAATGAAACGTCTACAGCAGACAGGAAAGGCAGAAGATGCCGCAAGTCTGTTTGAAGATTTCGTAGAACTATAATAATAAAGGAGTCATTTTATGGCAATCGCAACTAATACTCGGACGACTTACGGTGCTATTGGTATCCGTGAAGACCTGAGTAATATCATTTACAACATTAGCCCAATGGATACGCCGTTTATTTCCAATGTGGGCAAAGGGTCGGCTGACAACACTCTATTTGAGTGGCAGACAGATTCTCTAACTGCCGCCGCCGCGAACCAGCAACTAGAAGGAGACGATAGCATGAACGCTCTGGCGGTTTCTGAGCCAGTTCGTTTGACGAATTATTGTCAGATTTCGTATAAAGCGGTGCAAACGAGTGGAACGGCCGAGGCGGTGGATTTTGCTGGCCGTCGTTCATCTCAGGCTTACCAGTTGGCCAAACGCGCAAAAGAAATTAAGCGTGATATGGAAAAGATGCTACTGTCTAACGATGTGAAAGTCGCAGGTGCGGCTGGCACTGCTCGTAAGACGGCGGCTGTAATGTCTTGGCTAGGCACGACTTCAGCAGGAACATCGAACATTATTCTTGGTTCGGCTTCTCCTGTTGTTGGTGTTGTCAATAACGGCGGTAGTTCTCCTGCTGTCGGCCCGGATGGAACTACTGTTGCATCTTTCGGTACTTCGGCTGTCCTAACGATGGCGATGATTAATCTTGCTATGGAGCGTTGCTTCACCCTTGGTGGAGAGCCTTCAACGATTTTGGCTCCGGCTGATCTCAAGCAGAAGATTAGTGCGCTTGGTGGTTCTGTTATTGCTGATCTGGTTACTAACCATGATAAAGCAACTCAGGGAACTGCGGTCAACGCCGTTGACGTTCTTGTAACTGACTTTGGTACTCTGAAGATTGTACCCAGCCGCCTGATGTTGGCTGATATGCTATTCTTCGTTGACTATGATTTCTGGTCAGTTGATTACCTGCGTCCGTTCCAGACCGAAACTCTTGCCAAGACTGGTGACAGCATCAAGCAGTTGATGATTGCTGAATACGGTCTTCGCGCTAAGAATGGTTTGGCAAACGCCGCAATCATCGGAGTCAAAGACGCTTAATGATAAAATACAATAACACCCCGAGTATTGTTGTTGAAGATAATGTGCTTTCACCTGCCTTATGTGAACACATAGTCAACCTTGCCGAAACTAAAGGGCTTGGTGATAATCTTATAAACCGTGATGGTAAGTATATCCAAGATGAAGTAAGAACCAGTAAAGGTGCTTTCTTTAGTTACGGTGATAATGATGTGCTAGACGGTGTTATTGAAGCGTTATCCGGTATGTGTGGGCTACCTCCTACCCGGTTGGAACCTGTGACTATTCAAAGGTATCAGCCGGGTCAGGAGTATAAACCTCACTACGATGCTTTTCTTCCTGATGAAATGGGAGAAATGCCAAAGTCTTCAAAAGTTGAAGAAGGTGGGAATCGCTGTGTCACTATGATCTCGTACTTGAATGACGTACAAGATGGTGGTGGCACAGTTTTTCCTGTTTTGGGGCTTGCAATACAAGCAAAGCAGGGTCGGGTTCTTATGTTTGGCAATCTTGATGAAAACAAGATTCCTCATCCTGCATCATTGCATATGGGACTACCTCCAGAAAACGGAGACAAGTGGATTATAACCTTTTGGTTTCGGGAGAAAGATGTAATGGTAACTAAGAAAGAACTTAAGAAAGTATTAAACTCTAAAAATTCTACTAAAGTAGATAAAAAGCCAGTGGACTCTAAACTCCACGCTAAGAATGTGCATAATAAGTTTAAAGAAATTGCCGCAGATAGAAGCGAGATGCCGTTATGAATTCATCTGGATGGAACTATGATACTCCTACCTCACGGCCTTGGAAACTAGATATTAATACTGACGGCACTGCAACTATTAATACCTATCAAGATGTACAACCTATTATAGAAAAGAATAAGTTAGACTTGATTAACTATGGCGACAAACTTACATTTGGCAAAGCCTCTGGAAGACATACTGGTGGAGTTACAGTCGCTTCTATTCCCACAAATATCTGGGAAATATGGCTAAAAGAAACAAACGGTGCTATTGAAAAAGACGAAAAACTATTAGCAAAATATTTGAATGATCCTGACAACAAGTTTCTCAGGACTACACCTACGAGGATTTAATCATGTGGTTATATCAGCCTACGTTTTCTGGGAATGACCAGAAACCGATTATCAATAACAAAGTCTGGTTTAAGAGCAAGAATAGTTAATGGCTATTAATTCGTACTCCACTCTTCAGACGGCTGTGGCTAACTGGTTAGACAGAGATGATCTGTCTGACCGGATACCAGAGTTTATTTCGTTAAATGAGGCAGTGTTTAATAGAGTTCTACGCATTAGACCGATGGAGACTATTGTAACTACTGCTACAGTTGGAGGAACAAAGGCTTATGATCTTCCTACTGGATACGTTCAGATGCGGGAGATACATTTAGATACAAGTCCAATTACCTCTGTGCAGTATATGACTCCAGAGATGCTGTATAGAATTTGGGCTGGTAGTTCTTCTGGCAAACCTAGTGCGTATAGTATAATTGGGGATAAGATTTATTTTGGCCCTACTCCAGATGCGGCTTATGATTATGTAATGACGTATTATAAAAAGTTTGACTCGCTTAGTGACAGCACTACAACTAACTGGATTATACTTAATGCGCCTGATGTTTATTTGTATGGAACTCTACTACAGGCTGAACCATTCCTTATGAACGATCAACGTATCCCTATATGGGAGCGAGGATTGAGACAGGCTATTGCTGACTTACAGGAGCAGGATGACAAAGATAGACATTCTGGCTCTGAATTAAGGGTGATGAACACCTCTGGATATTATTAGGATATAAATTATGGGTATTGAGTCTGGAAATTATATAACAAATCTAAATAGCGCAAATCCGCTATCAAGCGATAATGTAAGTGAAGGCGATGACCATTTGCGTTTGTTAAAAAACGTATTAAAGAAAACTTTTCCAGCAGGTACGAATGATGCGGGACCGGATCAGGCTGTTCAGGTTATTGTTGCTAAGTCTTCAGCGCCTACTATTAGTGGTAGTGCCACACAGTCTATGGGTATGGTGTGGCTAGATACTACAAACAATCTATTAAAGATTAGAAACCAAGCAAACGATGCGTGGGTTACTTTGGCTGTTGATCCAGAGACAAGTAACAGTGTAGATATTAACGCGGGAACTATTGACGGAACTACTATTGGCGCAACTACAGCGTCTACAGGTAAGTTTAGTACTCTTAATGTGGCAGGAGATGGAGCCACAGTAACAGGAATCAAAGATGAAGATGACATGGCCTCCGATTCGAATGTTAAACTTGCTACTCAACAGTCGATCAAGGCGTATGTTGATGCACAAGTTACAGCACAGGATTTGGACCTCATCTCTGACAGCGGCACTATCGACGTTGATCTTGATTCAGAGAGCCTTACTGTTACTGGTGGCGAGGGTATTGATACTTCAGCGACAGGTACGACACTTACAATCGCCGCAGAAGAAGCCACATCGTCAAACAAAGGTGTAGCATCATTCTCTACTGATAACTTTACTGTATCTTCTGGTGCAGTAACTATTAAAGATCAAGGCGTTGCTAATGCTGAGTTGGCTAATATGGCCGCTAACACAGTTAAAGTACGAGATGCTAACTCTAGTGGCGCTCCTTCAGATAAGGCTGTAGGTAATGGTGAGGTTCTAATCGGTGATGGCACTGGCTTTACAGCCGCCGCTCCTTCCGGTGATGTATCTATGACCAACGCTGGTGCGTTTACAGTCACTAAACTGCAAGGTAGCGCGGTAACATCTACAGCCCCAAGTAACGACCAATACCTTAAATACTCATCATCGTCTAACGAATGGCAAGCAGTGGATGTTCTTTCTCCTGACCGACTAACTACAAAAGGTGACTTGCTTGTTTACAATACTGTAGACTCTGAAACAAGACTTCCAGTTGGAGCAAATGGACTTGTACTTACAGCCGACTCTAGTGCTACTAACGGAGTAGATTGGGCCGCTGTATCTGCCGCAGACGAGTCTATAACCAATGCTAAACTGGCTCACATGGCGGCTAATACCGTCAAGGTTAGAGATGCCAACTCATCAGGCGATCCATCTGACAAAGCAGTAGCAGATACACAAGTCCTTATTGGTAATGGCGCAGGATTTACCGCCGCTTCTCTTAGCGGTGACGTTACTATGGCAAACACTGGCGCAGTAACTATTGCTAACAGTGCTGTAGAAGATGCTATGGTAGCCACAGGTATAGATGCCGCCAAACTTGCAGACGGAACTGTATCTAATGCTGAATTCCAGTATATTAACTCTCTTAGTTCTAACGCACAAACTCAGTTAGACGCTAAAGCCGCAGTCGGAACTGCTAACACATGGACAGCAGGACAGCGTGGAGAGATTACTTCTCTTACATCCGGTACAACTATCACTATTGATATGGCAAACAGTAATAACTTTAGTGTAACCCTTGCTCACAACGCAGAGTTTGCGAATCCTTCAAATGACACGGCAGGGCAGAGCGGAAGCATCTTTATCACGCAGGATGGCACTGGATCAAGAACCGCTAGTTGGGGAAGTGATTGGGATTTTGCGGGAGGAACTGCGCCTACTTTGAGTACGGCGGCAGGATCGGTTGATCGAATTGATTACG